TCTCTCTAGGTAAACCACATGATTTTAAAATAAATAAGCGAATATGTTAAGATGAAGGTATAATCAAGCTTGACTAATGGCCACTCCGCGCCTAGCGGACTAGTTATTAGTTAATAGTAATAACCAAGTGAATCACGCAACAAGTATAACATGGGCTTTCCAAAAGGCGAACAACGACACAAGTTAGATCATGCACGCAAGCCACAAGGTGGCGTTAAGATTGATTCTAACCTAATAGCTGAGGCTATTCGCAAAGCTCACGGCAACATATCGCGTGCTGCTGATAAGATAGGAATGAGCCGACAACATCTACACTCACGCATAAACCAAGAACCTGAATTGAAAGGTATTGTAGAAGAGTGTAGAGAGCGTTTCTTGGATGAAACAGAAGACGTGTTTCAATCAAAGGTTCTCTCTGGTGATACTGTGAGCTTGTTGTTTGCACTGAAGACACTTGGGCGTAAGCGTGGATACGATCAAGACCGTGACGTTATGGTGGAGAGCGCAACACGTGGGGCATTAGACTTCATATTCAATCGATCTAAGAATCCAGCAGAGTCCTAGCATACTTCACAACAACATATTATCCCTCATAACATATTGAGAGTGGCATTGCATCAGTGCATTACTATGCTTAGCGCGTACGCCTATCGAATGTTAGGCGTTCAAACCATGCGCGAACGGGGGGACTCTACCCAAAAAGAACAGGCCCCAGCCTCCTTAATCGAACCGGTACTATGTATATTTCATCCCAGATCACTCGCTCACTTTTTTTTGATCATTAAGTTCAGAATCCTATTTAGTATCTCTGAAACGAACTTTACGAAATTATCGTACATTTGAATCTAAATTTTTTTTTATATGTGTATTATGAGTAGATCATATCGCAAGCCGTATTATGGTAATGCGGATGGAGCAAAGGAGTGGAAGCGGGAGGCAAATAGAAAGCTAAGGCGTAGCGAAGTGGATACTGGAAATGGCAATCAGTATCGCAGGTTTAACGATGTATGAAATTCGCCTATGGAGCATTCTGGTGGGTCGTAGCGAAGTGGATACTGGAAATGGCAATCAGTATCGCAGGTTTAACGATGTATGAAGTTCTCCTATGGAGCATTCTGGAGATTATTGGGATGTTCCTAAGATGCGGAGGAAGTAATGACGAAGAAGAAGTACTACCGTAAGCGTCATAGAGATTGTCCGTGTTGTGGATGGCAAGGACATGTTCGAAATAATTCTAGAAAGTGGTTGGCACACAAGCGTGGAAGCCAATTACTAATTTCTTAATTTTTAGTAGATAAAAAAGGCCGCCTAATTTCTTAGGCGACCCCAACACAAAACTAAGGATATCTATGAACATCCTCAAGATATCCTTTTTCAAAATTTATTGTCTAGATATTTCACAGAAATTTATTTCAATATCCAGTAAGTTTTTTCTTGACCGTATCGTGATTATTCAGTTATATGTTCAATTATTAAGGTGGAGGAAATTATGGCGAAGATGCGGTTGATAATCGACAGAAAAGACGAAGATGTATTTGAGTTTGAATTCCTCAGGGATACTCCCTACGTAGAGTTGGCGCAAGATAGAGCTGATGTAGTGCGATTAATGGATGAGGCTATTGATGCGTTGATGAGATTGCCCCAGAAATTTGAAGCGGAGCAATTGGGGGGAGCGTTTGAAGTTTACCGAACAAAGATTCAAGCGGGTGGATTAGATGAGAAAAGTTAGGGTTAAAAAGTTGCGCAAGATGTTCAAAGTACTTTCGATCGGCAAGGAGGAAGTAGAGAAGAACCACTGGCGCAGGTTCAAGAAGATGATGAAAGGGGAGAAGGTGTAGTGGAGTTAGTTTACAAGCCTCAATATGAGCACCGATTTAGTTTCGTTCCTGAGTTGGATGTACTTGGCTGAAAGTTTAAGCAGGGGACGACGATCTTAAATGACGCGTGGGTGGTCAATCTTAGAAAGCCCGACCGTAAGCGCAAGATACGTAGAGATAGACACGTTGGACAGCACCGGACAGTTCGCTTCAGGAGATATGAGAGTTTACCGGCTTGTATCCCTCTAGGCGACACAACAGATCCGGGCCCCGAGCAGTTGAGCTACGTAGATCTAGAGCTTCCTTATAAAGAGGCGAAAAAAGCGTGGGACTCTAGAGACCCTTGGTTTGATTCTCTTAGGAAGAGTCAGCTGGAATACAACCGTAGGAAGTCTGCGGAGTTAGAAGAGAAGGATCGCAAGATCGAGGAACTTTTGCGAATGAGGGAACAAGGTTGCGCTATCACGTGGGATGATATGCCGGTATGGCCATTTAAATTTAACACTATTAGGAGAAACAAAATGTTTAATGAAGACGAAGTTAATTTCATCGAAGAAACTGCAAAGAAAGATTTAAATTCTGTTAGAACTAAAATTGAATCATTAGTTGGAGAACTAGCACGTTTAGGTAAAAACCTAAGTGATCTCAAGGTGGTTGAATCTCGTTTGACTTCGATACTTAGAGCGATCGACGACGATCGAGAAGATTGCAGAGGATCCTGCTAATGAATTGCTTTCGAAAAGTTCTAAGACATTTAGAGCATCTTGGAAGGATTCGCCCATACATTTACCCGGATCCTGTATTGGATCCGCAGCGTGTTGTGAATAGGACTATGTGGGGAACCGATTACCATCCTGAAGATGTAGGCTTTCAGCTCACAAAAGCTTTGAAGCATTTTCATAAGGAGATGACTGGCGTTTCGATTCAGGAGTATGGCAAGTGCCTAGCCGATGAGATGGTTCATGGTTTCGGCATCTTAGAACATGCTTGGGTTGATGGGCAGCTAACATTGAAGGCTGTGAGGCCAGAGAACTACCTAGCGTAGTTACGCGCATTCGTATAGCAGAAGTAGACCCGGACAATAACTGGGCGGGATGAGGTGCAATTCCTCTTATGCGCTTCGGTTGAAGGTGACACATTCGCGAGGAACCTTCCGTGGGGTGCGTCACGTAAAACGCGCTGTTTTTAACATTGAGGTTTTGATGGATAGAGAGCGTCCAGATTGGGATAGATTTATGTCCGAAGAGCATAAAGACTTTTTTGGTGCAGAGATAAAGTTAGGGGATCGACTTCTAAAGCCTCAAGTAGAAGGGCGTTCGGCAGTATTAGTTCGTTGCACAGTCACTCGAATTGAGAATGGTAAGATTTACTTAGATAATAGTAAGGTTGCAATTCAGTATCCGGGTAGGTGCGTAAATCTTTCATATTTAAGGACTATAGATGGATAACATAAATCATCCGGCGCATTACAAAGGAAGAGGATTGGAGAGTATTCAAGTGATAGATGCTTTCGATCTCGGATTCAATCTAGGTAATGCTGTTAAGTATATCCTTAGAGCAGGGAAGAAAGGCGATAAGAATGAAGATCTCCGTAAGGCTATCTGGTATCTCAATAGAGAGATTGAGAGACAACCAACCTTCCATGATCCTATCGTGCCGTAGCTCAGTGGTTAGAGCGGCACTCTTATAAGGTGCATGTCGGTGGTTCAATTCCACCCGGCACGAGTCGGTTACAAAATGAAACCATCTGGAGGAATAATGAAGTTTTTTAATTTTGAGAGAGTTTTGAGCGCAGAGGATGTTAAAGAAGTGGCAGTCCAACTGACTACAATGAATAAGATGTTGGATAGGTTAATAGATGAAAACAGAGAATTAAAAAGAGAAATCGGTAATGTTAAAAACCGAATAGATCAAAAAGTTATTGAAGAGTTAGATACAGTTCAAAGACGTTATCTTACTATGCTTGAAGGAAAGCTTATCCAATTCGACCAAGAAGCTGCTAAATTGAAGGCGGATAAAGAGATCGAATATCATCGCCTTCATGGATACTTCTATTCAGGTGGAAGACCTTAAGGTCTTCTTCTTATTTTTTACCCACTAAGAAATAGTTTCCACCCCATCCCGCGTGCCAAGTGATTTGTTGGACTTTGATATATGTATCAGAGATTTTTGGGAAATCAACCGTAAAGTAATTCAGGTTATCGTAACCCCAGATTTCTTTTTGGAAGATTATTAAGTAGTCGGCATCACCTTTTAGGTGAGATACAATTGGATTTCTATAGCTAATAGGTACTTCGGATAGGCTCCATGTGCCTATAAACAATGTTTTCTTACCTTTAGGGATTTCTTTGTAGTGCGTAATGGCTCTTACATTATCGTATGAAGATAGGTAAAATAAAGGAATCCTAGCCATCTCCGGAAGATCATAAAGGATGTAATCTCCTTTAAAACCAAGATCAAGGATCATGCGTCCAGTTTCCCCAATGCCGGAACCGAAATCAATGATTTGATCATAGTCTGTGATGTCTTTACCCGTCATAGCTTCATATGTTAAAATGTGATGCGCTGTTTTAAGCGTCCATGCTGAGCATTCGACAGTATTATTGAAGATGCTTTTTGATGCCAATGCATAGGTGGCTGGAGTATGTCCTAAAAAAGGTTCTTTTAAAACCTTTATCCATTTATCAGATAATTTGTTTTTTAGTAGTGTTTCGACTTCTTTCTTGTATTGATCAAAGCAATCGTAATTATAAATAGGGATGCTGACAACTGTATTCCAAGTTTTAAAGACGTTTAAATCTTTTTCTGCTGCAAGCTGTTGTTTTGTTTTTGTCCAGAACTCGCTTTCTGTAGCCTGCTGGTTTACGTTGTAAACTATCTCAACCGGAACGGTGATCATTTTTTCTCCCTTTCTTTATATAAATTTTCTATGGCTTGAGAGACAATCTGAGATTTTTCTGGCTTACCTGAAAGTTTCATTTCTTCAAGACACAACTCATTAAACATTTTCCAAATATTTTCAGGAAGATAAATTGTAACTTTTATTTTATCTTGCTTTGGTGTTTTTACGTCTTGCTGTTTTACGGTGTTGACGGCTTGAGGTATTTCCGTTTCATAATCCATCAATTTCATTTTCTTTTTTATGCTGTCTTTAGTTTGGTCTATACTCGACATTTTACTTCCTCCACTAGGTTAAGATAAGCTTCCGCGCCTTTTGAATCGGGTGCATAATCGAATATGGACTTCCCATTCTTTTGGGCTTCATCCAGTTTGATGTTTTGCGGTATTACTGTATTTAGCAACTTCTTTCCGAAGATTTCATGTAGAGCTGAATTTACTTCTTTAGCAGCGTTCGCTCTTAGGTCATGAAAAGTAACTAGTACGCCTGTGATTTCGATTCGGTGTTTCTGCACCCAGCCAATCTTTTCATTGATGTAGTTGACGGTTTCAATGAAGCTATTGACGCCTTCCAAGGCGAAATAGCGTAGTTGAACCGGCAGTATTATTTCTTTAGCAGCGATGAATGAGTTGATGGTTAGATTGCCGAAGTTGGGTGGGCAGTCGATAATGATGTAGTCGTGCTTCTCATTTTCGATCTTATTCTTGAGGCGAAATTCCTTTGCGCCCATAGAAGACAACTTCATGTCGGCAATCGCAAGAGAGAGGTCAGCTGGGATGATATCAAGGTCTTTGATATAGGTAGGCTGACGAACATCAGCTACCGAGACAGATTCATTACATAGAAGATCTGAGATAGTCAGCTTGGATTCAGTGTTGATTCCTAAGCCTTTTGATGTGTTTCCTTGCGGATCGATATCTACCAGTAATACTTTATTACCGCAATACGCTAACCCGGCAGCTAGATTAATGGCTGTTGTAGATTTGCCTACACCGCCCTTCTGATTCGATATAGCTATGGTTCTCATGAGCACCCCTTTATGTTGTGCTCACGTTATAGCGTTTTGCGGTATTACTGTAAAGAGTTATTGATGTGTTTATCGCAAAGCGCATTGAGGTATTGCTTTACGGTTTGCTCACCATCGTAATAGTCACTGAATTCACGCATCCTTAAAGCTCTCCAGTCTGTTTCTTCGGGAGCCCATTGGCCTTCAAGTCCATAACATGAACAGTGTGAAGCATTTACCTCATAAAGGATCCCGTTATGCTCAAAGATGACTAGAGAAGTACCATCGTAGCTTCCGGTTCCGTAGTAAGCTAGATGCACGGTGCTTTCATCTAAAAGCTTTAGGATGCGGGCTTTATCTTCTTCATCTCCATAGTTGGCATATTGCTCAGCTATATCTATGTTATCTTCAAATTGATCTATGTACATATTAATCCTTATATGGGTCTATTTCGTTTTCTCCGGCCATACAAACGCCTATCTCATATCGGGTAGGGTGACCCCAAAGGGTTTGTTTTTAAGCCTCTAATTCGGTTCGAGAAATCAATATCTCTAGATATTTCACTTTCTAGTTTAGAGCAGATTTTTCCTGAACCATCTCTTTCAACTTTACATCTTCCTTCTTGCCATTCAATCCCTAGAACTATTTGTTCTTTCTTGAGTCTTGAATATGGTAAAATATCTTTTAGGAATATAACACACTTATCACCGCTAACTTGCCAGTTGATATGTGTCTTTCCTGAAGAAGTTTTGATTTTCGACAAAGATCCTCCATATAACTTGAAAAGATCCTCGAATATTAAATCAGAGATAGCACAAGCATTTTGCTTTAGCTGAGATCTTAAGTATGATTGAGATCTCTTTTTAGTTCCGCAATATACTCCCACACTACCTTCTCCATCAAAAAATCCTGCGATATATGCTAATAATTCATTAGTCTTTATAGGGGTCATAGTCATGTTCACCTGCCATTGCTACACCAATTGGTTTTAAACGATGTAGCACTTTAACAGATTCTCTATGATGAAACAAGACTTGTTCTATTCTACGGTAGCAATGAGGGGATTCATCCACTCCGGCGCCTCTGAGTTCCACATCAAAACGTTTAACCCAATCCTCCATATCTTGCTGCTGCACCAAGCCAGCTCTAATAATTTCGCCTGTCTTCCGGTTTTTCTTCCCTTTCGCTTGAGCACGTCCCATAACTCTTCCCGCTCCGTGAATCGTCGAGTACAGAGAGGTTTTGCTTTCTTCAGAGTCAACTCCTTCAAGTATGAATGAGTAATCACCCATCGAGCCTCCAACGAAGCTACGAGTGCCTGGAGTGTTAGGGGTCGCTCCTTTTCGAACAACCCACAAGTCCTTCCCGAAGTGCGATTCTTTCCATGCGAAGTTATGATGATTATGGACTTCTTCCACAATCTCGGCCCGAAGGATCTGCGCCACGCGCGAGCAAACCCAGTCACGACCTGCGTAGGCATACTTACCAGCCAGTTCCATACATTTAAGGTACTGTTCTCCGAGGTCGGAAGTTTCGTCCAAGACAACTGGTTTTGCATGTATTCCATCCTTCCCCCCCGCTTTTTCTATGAAGTAGGTGCATATAGAATGGCCAAGGCCGCGTGAGCCAAAATGGACACCAATCCACACACGATCAAGATCGTCGACGAATATATCCACGTAATGATTACCCGATCCGACAGTACCAAGCTGCTGCTGAGCTTTAGGCTTAAGATGACGTAGGATACCAATATCATTCCAAACAGGATCATCAAATAGCTCATGTTCTACTACCTCGTTATTTTTTCTTCCGACTCCAAAGCTGATATGTCTTTGCACTTCATTCATGGTGCGATAAATATTTGATCTTACTTCGTCTGCATTGGCAGACACACGAACAGCCTTATTGCCGCAGGCAATATCAAAACCCACGCCGTTAACGCATATTCTTCCCTCATAAGCAATAACGCCCCCGATAGGCACGCTATATCCGATATGATGGTCAGCCATAAGGGCTCCACTGAATGCTTCATGTTTCAGGGCCTCCAACATTTGTAGAATTGTCTCTGGATCGGGATCACCCCATACAGGAAGATTATTTATGATTTGCATTTCTTCCACTCCTTAGCGAGTTCGCGTTTGCATATCACGAAAGCACAGTCTAATTCTTTAGCCCACTGCATATCTACCACCCAATTGTCATTACAGTATTTTCTTAAAATCTTTTGAAATTCAGGTAATGGAACACTCCCGCGCACAACAACATACCCTTCATCATTCACTTCTAGAGACCAACTGACCATAGTCCCCTCCATACTTTATTGGTTTAGTCAGAAGGTAGCACACTGGAATTTCAGTAATCAAGAAAAATATTACTTGTCGCAAATTAAGTTAATTTTCTATATGTTAAGTTACAGGATTATCAACTGGATTTCATGTAAAAATCAGGTGGGTATATCAATCAAAAAAAGCGAGGAATAATGAGTAATCAAGAAGATCATTTATTGAATTTAGTTTTAAAAAACGGTCAATTAATTGGTTTATATTGCGATGAATCTGCACTAGCAGAAGTAATGTCGCACCCTAAGTTTATTAAGATGAACGACAAAGTAAACGATATCTTCATTTCGATTGAAGATGTAGCCGCCTTTGAGATTGCAAGCAATCGAAAGGAACCGCCGAAGGAGAACAATGGTGAAAGCCAAAATCAACCAACAGAAGAGAAAAGCCCGGAGCAAGCTTAGTTGCGAGAACTGTGGAATTAAAGACGATTTAGAAATCTTCGAACATGTGCTTGGGGGAATAAGATTGTGCCAAGATTGTGCAGATCTGCCCGTTAGAATGGTACAGAAGCGAAGTGTTGAATGGGTCAAAGTTAAGGGAGAATATTTTCCTCCCGACTTTCCTGTAACTAAGAAAGGATAAGATGGATATTCAAGAAAGTAGGGCTGTAGAGTTGTTGTCAAACAAACTTTGGCGTCTGTCTAACCTTTATTACATAAAGGACAAATCAGGAAACAAAGTGTTGTTTCAACCTAACTGGGCACAGTTAGAACTTATGAAGCCCCATTATCTAAATATTATTTTAAAGGCCCGACAGCTTGGTGTGACTACATTTCACGCCTTGCTGTTTCTTGATACATGCCTATTTAATCACAACATCAACGCAGCGATTATAGCAGATAACAAACCAAACGCTAAAGAAATTTTTATCGATAAGGTTAAGTTTGCTTATGACTGTTTACCTGATTGGCTCAAGCAAATGGCGCCCGCAAAAAGAGATAACGTAAATGAATTGCGATTTGAGAATGGTTCAGTGTTTCGGGTGGGCACAAGCTTGCGCTCAGGAACATTACAACTTCTACACGTCACCGAGTTTGCAAAAATCTGTGTGGAGAATCCGCGTAAAGCTAGCGAAATTATCTCTGGCGCGCTTAACACGATCCAAGCGGGTCAATTCTGTTGCATTGAGAGTACCGCTAGGGGTAGGGGTGGAGCGTTCTACAATATGTGTAAAAAGGCTATGGATCAGCAATCCGAAGGTACGCCGCTCAGTAAGTTGGATTGGAAGTTCTGGTTTTTTAGCTGGTGGAAACATCCTGAATATACTCTGGATCCCAAGGGAGTTGTTATTACCAAGGAGCAGGACGAGTATTTCGAGAAAGTCCAAAGCGAAATAAATCACATCTTCACGCCTGAGCAAAAAGCTTGGTACGTCAAGAAGGCAGAAACACAAGGCGAATGGATGACTAGAGAATACCCCACAACACCTGAAGAATCATTCTTAAGTGCTAATGAAGGCTTATATTGGGGTCAACAAATGGCGAAGGCTAGAGCTGAACGCCGTATCTGTAATCTTCCTTACGATGAACATGCTCTTACATTTTCAAGTTGGGATATCGGGATTGGGGACAGTACCGCAATTTGGGTATGGCAGCTTATCGGAAAAGAAATACATTTTTTGAATTATTACGAAAATAGCGATGAATCGCTACCTCATTACGTTAACTGGATTAAGAGGTTGCCATATGTGTTCGAAAAACACTTCATGCCTCACGACGCTGCATCTAGATCACAAGCTACTGGAAAATCTTACGCGGATGTGGCTAGAGGGCTTGGTCTTAAAGTCGACATCGTCCCGCTCGACCCGAATGAAATGTTCGGTATTGAAGCGGTTCGGAACGCTTTCCCTAGATTCTGGTTCGACCAATCTAAGTGCGACAAAGGTCTTAAAGCTATTGACGCATTCAAGAAAGAATGGAACGACAAGCTAGGGTGCTATAGAGAGAAGAGCTTGCATGATTGGGCATCTCACGGCGCTAAAGCTATGATCTATGGTGTACAGGCAATAGACCGAATGCAGATAGGTAGAGGCTTATCAGCTGAAGAATGGCGTAATCTAAGAAGGAGCGTGTAATGGGAATAGAACTTGAGGAGTGGCCCGAAGATGTTAAAAATAATCAAAAACCTGAAAGAAGGTGTAAAAACTGTAGGCACTTCTGCCCGTACGTATATGAATACGATGACGATGTGGATAGTGATCTCATGCTATCTGACTATGGAGAGTGTAGGAGGTTTCCTCCGAAAGCTGTTCCGTCAGAAGAATCTGGATTCCCGATAGTAGAAGAAACCATGTGGTGTGGTGAATTCGACATTTAAACTCAAATTTTAGATAATAAAAGAGAAGAGCGGTAACAGGATTTCAATAGGAATTCCAGTTATTGCTTATAACGATCATCCAGTGGATGCATGACGTATACTCCCCAGCCTAACGATAGAGTTTATAAGTTTAACCAGTTCTTCTATGACGCGTATCGCACGTGGGGTGTGTACTATGCTGCTGCATATAGAGACTTGCGAATGTACGCCGGCGATCAATGGACGCAGGTAGAAAAAACTTCGCTTGAGCAGCAAAAGAGAATGGTTCTTCAGCTTAACAAAGTTAGGCGAGTAGTCAATCTGTATAGTGGGTATGAACGTGAAAACCGTCTTAGCACAGTGTGTGCTCCAGTCGAAGATTCTGATGAAGACACAGCTGATTTGCTGTCTGACGTTATGCTGTATGTCTATGATAAAGGCGATGCACATCATGTCATATCCGAAGCGTTTGAGCATTGTCTCAAAACAGGTTTGGCGATCGTCGGTATCTACATCGACTATTCAAAAGATAAAGTCAACGGCGACATCAAGTTCTACTGGAAGCCCTTCAACGCTCTCATGCTGGATCCCTATTTCACAAAAAGGGACTTATCCGATTGCGACCAAGCGTCCACGCGTGATCTGCTCAGCAGGGAGCAGGTTAAGTCTATGCTGCCATGGATTGACCCATCAGTCATCGACAACATCCCAACAGGCATCCGTGACAACAAATATCAATACCTAGGGATATACCGTCAATACAATTCAACTTATATAGCTAAAAACCTCCTTACCTATGATCAGTATTGGGTGAGGGTAAATAAGCCTCAGAAGTATCTGGTAGACCTAGATACAGGCGTCACGCAGGAATGGAATGGCACAAAAGAAGAAGAAGAAAAAATCCGCGAAGCAATCGCACAAAACGAAAATATCCAAATCATCAACTCATACAAACGGACTGTCGAACTCAACATCATCGTTGGTGGGCGCCTTCTGTATAGTGGTCCTGACCCTACCGGCCTTGATGTATTTCCTTTTGTCGCAATCATAGGATATTTTGAGCCCCTTCTGGACACGATAGAGCTTAAGATACAGGGCTTAGTCAGATCCATCTATGATGCTCAGCGTCAGTACAATAGGCGCCATTCTCAAATAATAGATTTAATGGAATCGGTAATCAATACGGGCTGGATCTCTAAGAACGGCGCTGTGGTTGATCCTACGATGCTTTTACAATCTGGACAATCTAGGAACGTGGTACTTAATGATGGATTCGACGTCAACGCAGATATTAGAGAAATCAACGCCCCACAAGTGCCTCCCGGATACCTCCAGTACCAAGACATCATCGACAAAAACATTATGGAGAT